AGTTGGGCGGGCGCACGATCTACGAACTGCGCTGCGCCACTGCCGAGGGGTTGACGGTGCAGGATGTGCTGCCGCCCACGATCCACCCCGAGACGCAGCAACCTTATCGGTGGGCAGGCAGGGGGCACTGGATGCGCCTGCCGACGATCCCGATGCTACTGCTGGAGGTCTGGTACTCGCTGGTGCGCGAAGACGATGCGCGACCAGCGCCCGCGGGCACAGTCAGTGCGTCGTGGGAGGAGATCCGCGCCGCGCTGCAGGCGATCCCCGCCGACTGCTCACGCGAGGAGTGGATCATGTGCGGGATGGCGCTGCACCACGCCGCCAGCGCCGAGGGCAACCTGGAGATGGGGTTCGCGCTGTGGAACGAGTGGAGCGCCACGGGTGCCAAGTACCCAAGTGAGCGGGCACTAACTATCCAGTGGCGGTCGTTCCGCAGCGACAAGAACACCGCGGTGCGCCTCGGGTCGCTGTTCCACCTAGCCGCGAAGCACGGGTGGACGCGCCCGGTGCCCGACGCATCGGCGCTGTTCAGTGCAGCAGCGCCTGCAGCAGCACCCGATGAGATCCTTGACGGGCTGCGCACGCCGCTGCCCGTCATGTCGCTTGACTGGTTCCCCCCTGTGCTGGCGAGCCGGGTGCGGGATGTCAGCGAGGCGGTGGGGTGCGACCCCATCGTGCCCCTGTTCGCTGGCCTGGCAGCGGTGTGCGGTGCCATCGATGCCCGCTCCCGTCTGCGCCTGATGGACGGGTACGAGGTGCCGCCGGTGTTGTGGATGATGACCATCGGGTCGCCGGCAGACAAGAAGACCCCCGGGTCATCACCCATGATTGAGGTGCTGCACCAGATCGAAGCAGAGGACACGCCGAACTGGAAGGCGCGCATGCTCAATTGGGAGGGCAAAGAGGCGTACTACAACGCGAGCAAAAAGCAGTTCCTTGAGATGGCCGCATCGGGTGAAACGGCACTCGGTGCGCCGCTGCCCGCGGTGCCGGATCTGCCGGCCCAGCCCCAGCCCCTGCGCATTAAGGTCTCGGACATCACCAGTCAGAAGCTGGTGCGCTACGCTGCCGACCGCCCGCGTGGCCTGCTCTGCTACCTTGACGAGATGGGCGGGTGGGTCAAGAAGATGTCTGACCGCACCAGCATCGAGGACAGATCCGCATGGGTGCAGGCGTACGAGGGGCGGAGGTACGAGTATGACCGGGTGGGCGGTGGCGCGATCATTGCCGACTGTTTCGCCGTGGCGGTGTACGGCAACATTCAGCCCCTGGTTTACAAAGATGCCATCGGTGGCCTATCCACCGACGGCCTGCTGCAGCGGTTCATCCCGGGCCTGCTCAACACCAGGCTGACCCGGCGCGGTGAGCCTCGGGCGCGTCACAAGGCCAGCATCGGCGCATGGGAGCAGGCGGTGCGCCTGGTCTACGCTCTGCCACCGACCACCTACACGCTCGCGCCCGATGCGCTGGAGATGTTCCGGGAGTTCCAAACTTGGTTCGAGATGTCGAAGCACGACGAGGTGCTGCTAGAGGCCGAGGTGAGCTTCCTGACCGCCTACGGCAAGCTTGAAGGCACTGCGGCGCGCCTGGCACTGGTCTGCCATGTGATGAGCGACCCATTCTCAACGGTGGTGAGCAGGGACACGATGGCCCGGGCGATTGAGATGGTTCGCACCTACATCATCCCGGCGCTGCGCTACACGCTGGCCGAGTTGGGCGGGCTGGAGACGATGGAACAGTGGGTGCAGAACTGGATCCTGTACCACCTCGACGGTGCCACTACGCTGACCCTGTCCGAGATCAAGCGAGGCGCCAGGCGCAGGATGGAGAAGTACCAAAACATCTGGCTGCAAGATCGCGTGGTCATTGGCGCGATGGAGACGCTGGAGGGCGCCCGGTGGGTCATGCGCCTCGATGACGGGTCGCGGGAGCACCTGCATCAGGCCGAGTGGGCAGTCAACCCGGCGCTGATGGGTCAGTTCGCGAAGCAGCGCACCGAGATCATCGTGGCCAGGCAGCGGGCCGAGGACGAGCGCAGGCGCATCGCGAAGATCGAGCGGAAGATCGTCAAGGGGTTCGACCCCGAGACGATGGAGCAGATGCTACGGGTGGGCTAGGTAGGCGCTGATGAAGGCTTGCGCGACCTGCAAGACGATGGCGTTACCGTAGGCGCGCAGGCGTCCCATTCGGCTGGCAGCCCCATGAGCCAGCGGGAATGTGCCGGGTTCAACTGGCCGCCACTTTCCATCCCGGCAGAGGAGCCAGTCAGCATCTCGCCAGTGACCGTTAGTCGGGCCGGTTGGGCTATTGCCGCCGCCATGCATAAATCCTGCGGCGATCCCTTGCGTTCCATTTCCCTGACCGATCCATCCAGTGTTCGCATGTTCTTCTCGCCGTCTGCTTGCCGTGGCGTCGGCCAACCCGCCAAGTTCGCCTGCCTCGGCAACTGGTCGAACCGCTCCGACCCGTCCGCTCTCGGCTTGATGTCGCCACCCGTGTCCTTCCAATCCCTCGTTGTTGTTGTTGTCCAGCCCGCCAGCTTCACCGCGCCAGGCAGTTTCAGCGCAATCCGGTTGCTGCCATCCGGGTGCTTGCCGCTGTAGCAGTGAGTGCTGCCCAACTGGTCGTTGACGATTGGAGTCGGCCACCCAGTACAAACGCTGTCGGATGTGCGGTGCGCCGACGCCCGCAGCGCAGAGATCAAGTGCTGCGCTGGCGTAGCCCGATCCTTCCAGGTCATCTTGTACAAGGTCGAGCCAACCGAGACCGTCGCGGCTTGCAACTTGTTCGCCAAAGACAGTTTGAGGTCGGCGCTGCTCAATGAGCCAGTGCAGCGCGGGCCATAGGTGCCGCTCGTCATCAAACCCAGCACCTTTGCCAGCCGTGCTGAAGGGCTGGCAGGGGCAAGAGCCAGTCCAAACGGGTCGGTCATCGGGCCATCCGGCGCGGCGCAGGGCGAGACTCCAGACACCAATGCCGGCGAAGAAGTGGCACTGGGTGTACTGAGCCAGTTCGGCAGGCTCAATGTCAAGGATTGATCGTTCATCTACCGTCCCTGGTGCAATGTGACCCGCTGCGATCAGGTTCCTCAACCAGGCCGCAGCATACGGGTCGATCTCGTTGTAGAACGCAGTCACGGCATCAGCTGCGCGTGTACGCCAGGCGCCAAGGCCTCGACCACGCCCAGCACGTCAAGCAGGCGCAGCACGCTGGCCGAGGGGTCGCGCAGGCCCGTCTCCCACGACTGATAGACAGGGATGGATACGCCGAGGTAGAGGGCCATGCGGGGTTGACTCAGGCCGAGTCGCTGCCGTGTGCCCAGCAGGCGCCGGGTTACCTCGGTGTCAGGTAGGTCGCGGGTGCGCGGGCGTCCGGTGGGCTTGTCGATTGTGGTCATGATCTAGAGATCCAGCAGGATGGTGATCAGCAGCGCGATGGCTGCGGCGATGAGGGCGACGGTCACAACACCACCTCATCGGCGATGTCGTTCAGCAGGGCAGCGGCTTCGCGCAGCAGACCCACGGCCGCGGCCTTGTCGGTGACCATCGCACGGCAGGCGCGGCCAATGATCGCGATGGCGTCATCACAGGCTGCCTCAGTGTCTGCCAGTTCCTCGTCGTATTCCGGTTCTGCCCGGTCATCGTAAGCACGCTGCAGCGCGTCCATTGTGGTGAATCGCATGGTCATGTCCTTTCAGAACGGCGCGTCAGGCGCGCCAGGTGGTGGGGCCACGGGCGTGCGCACGGGGCGCGCTGGTGGTGGTGGGGTGGGGTAGTCAAGCGGGTGGACTGGGAACGGCCAGGGATGGCGTTTAGGGGTGGTGGTCATGCCGGCATCCACAGTTTCGCGTGCATGTCGATCAGCACAAGTGCAGCGGTGTATTCCTGCGCGTGTTCATTGTTGCTATGTGTTTCAGCAAGGCGCTCTACGAACTCTTCACGGGTGCCGAAGAAACACCCTGTTTGAATGCGCAGGCCGGATTCAGTCAACCAGGCGAACATCGTGTGCGATTCACTGCCAATTGGTCCGATGGTAAGAAGGGGCCGTTCCCCCACAATCGTCAGGTTTCGTATTTCGGCCCCGGACAGGTTGGCCCCGGACAGGTTGGCCCCGGACAGGTTGGCCCCGGACAGGTTGGCCCCGGACAGGTTGGCCCCGGACAG